CTTTTAGACCATACCGTTTCATAATTTATTTACTTGCTCTGGGTATATGAATTGCTGCCCCTCGGCCACTTTTCATTTCCTAACAAACGGTGTCGATATACATGAGCAAAATATACAAGCAGAAGGAGTTATACGACAGTTTCTTCCCTATAAGGCCATAGCAAATGTCCGTTATAACTATACAAGAGGCGATGGGGCAACTCTTACCGTCTCTGCTGATAAAAAAACATACATATACTTATTTCCCTGTAATGATTCCGGTTTAGTCGTCTATAACAAATTCCTAGAAAACCTCCCTGTGTAAAAATTATTATATTATTTTGTATTCTGCCAAATAGTATGGACAAAACATATTGTCAAACCGCCATTCTTTACTTGCCTGGATGCTACAAACCTACCCTTACATATGAGCCAAGACCTATCCCACCTTTCGGAGCTCGCCCCTTATTGCTTCAAGGAAAAGTGGTCAAAGTCGTTGGAAATGATGGAATAGAAACTGGATTCTGGCCCGATGGATATATATTACGAAAAAGATGTAGCACACAAGAGTTGCGCGCCTTTTATCCTAAACCACTCATATCAGACGTATTTCACAACAAATCCGACGGCACATTTTACAACTTCCACCCGAATGGCGCTGTCACACGTCATAAAGAAAATAACGTGTATCATTGGTCTGCTGAACTATTTGATGATTCTGTTACACACGGCGCTATATTCTCATCCCATGTCTGTGGGACGGAGACGGTCTTTGATGATGAATGTGTAGGCGATTGTGATCCATCCCTGAGTAGAAATTGCTCTAAATCATGTCTATGCGAATACTAACGAAGAAGAAGGGATACATATATTACCATCGCATACGACGACGTCATGATGATACATACAGTCAACATTGTATGTATCATCATTCTAAGATGCATTTTTTCAAAAGCCAGCTGCTGCTGTTTCTTCGTTAATTCTTCTATTTCCTGCGAATAACTATAATTGGCTTCCTGTAGGTCATTGTTGAACCTATTCAAGAGTAACACTTCACTCTCTTGAGACGGCTTCCTATGTGGCTTTATATCCTCCCTTTTTCCACAGAACAGTCTTAGACACCCAGCTGTGTAAGAAATACACATACCGACTGTCGCAAGAATATTATTTATACTATTCTGGATCTGCATTTGTATACTTTACACAGCATCCTGCGGTGATTCAATTTTCAAAGCCAGCCCTTGAATGTATCGCGACCCTTTCGCCCAGGCAGTCTCTTGAAATACATCTTCTCGCGCAGCCCGCACCCACTTTTCAGAATATCCACCTTTTTTCGCCTTCTCAATAAGATCCTTGATCTCTACCTGTACACCCTCTCGCAACTCATAGGTCGTTAGAAGCCATTTTACATAGTCCCTCAGCTTGTCCTCTACAAAATCAGATAGTCTCTCCTTTATAAATACGAACGAGGGAAGAAATGTCTCCGTTTCTGTCAAGACTTCCGTGGTAGCCTCCTCCGACCCCATTGCTACACGTAAAACCGTCTGAACCTGCGCCTCCGCTTCCAAAACATAGCTATTGAATTCTACAAACATTGCATCCGTTCGCTTTTTATGCCCCACAAGCGAATTCTTATGCTTTGTAACAGAAGCGGCATGACTTCTCAATAAATTTGTTATGAGAGCCGCCTTTGTTTCAAGCGCACGAATAGCCTCCGCGTCGTCTTTTATAGGCTTTGACGTGGTCTCAATCGTATCGAAAAAAGGGCGCAACGTCTGTAAATAAAAGACTGGGTCATCATGATACATGAAATTAGAAATAAATAAAATGAACCGCCCATCATCTAAGAACTCCAGATCTATATCTCCCCCACGCGATTTACCCACAATCCCCTGTCGCAGACTCACTAAAATACCACCCTTGACATCTGGATGTAGGCGCAAATCCCTGCGAAACTTGTTCACCTCCTCTGTAGACACCATACGCGAATAATTCTTAACTTCCCAGAAATAGGATCCATCCGCCCTATTCATACGTATATCTGCCGTCTCAGATCCCTTGCTCACCACTTGAATATCACAATCATATGCGCGCTTCAAATGCCCCTCCATAAGAGTCTCCCCAAGTGTCCCCTTTTCTTTGGAGGATGCCAATGTCTTCGTCATAGATTGCTGCAACGATTCTACACGCTTTCCAACCCCATCCATCGCCTTATCCAGAGCCTGTTGAAGACGCAAAATCTGTTCGTCTTTTGCCGCAATCAACTCCAACGATGATTCCTTCATCTCCTTTTGTATCTGCGAACGAATCGCCGATGCCCCCACCTCAAGAGCTTCTAACCGCATTTGCGCCACACGCATCCCCTCTTCTGCCTTTAATTTCTCCTGCTTCAACTTGCTCAATACAGCCTCCTGCTGCTTTGTAGTGTCCCGCATAGTCTCCTCAAAATCCCGGGTGGCCTGCTCCATAACTTCGGAATGCGTTTCTTGGCGCAGAGCATCCATACCCTTTTTTTGAATAAACGCCAAGGCATCCGCACCCAAGCGTAAAGCTATGGCAACATCTTTGGGGCCCTTCTCTAAATAGATGGGTGGTATCACAAAATTCACTGGAACATGTACCCGAAACATTTTCGTGTTGGATGCCATACGTCTCTATATATAGAACGCGCCAAGGCTTTGAGTCCTGAAATTTTGTAGATATTCTTCTCCTATATGAATAGTATGGCATTCAGCACAGGTCAATTAGAAGATCACGCCTTTTTTCTTTTGTTTATGATAACGGTCATTGTTGTATATTGGCACGCGGTTTGGGGAATTTTAGATAAGATAGAATCCTATGTCCTTTTTCAGACGAACATGACAAAGACCGAGTTTCACGTAATAACTATCTTATTCGTCATTCTCATTATTGGTATATTCCCAAAAATCCTACAAAAGTTTTAGCTTCTATAGATAACGGTATAAAGGCTATTCAATACAGATGTATATTATGAAAACTCGTTCCCAGACCTATTCGCTCTTTACTGTATCCGAAATGGAGGCAGCCAAGGCTCTTCTAGAGCTCAAGAATGCTTGTGGTGTTCAGGATAAGATGGTTACGCGCTCTAAACATAGTCAGCAGACTCTATCTACTCCGATTGTTTCTCAACGTCCCCGCCGCTCTGTGGCAAACTATCAGCGTTCCTAAACGCACGACATTGCCTACACTCACAGTCCTCTGTTTCTAGACATTTACATTTAGAACAATCCCCCGATACCAATGGTTCACGACATGCCTCACAGAGGTTTGCCGCGGCTAGACACGCATTCATACCCGACACACAGGACGGGCAGGGTTGAAAAAAATGTATATATTGAAAGTTAAATACTGATTCTATCGTTATATTCTTAGGAACTCCGCAGGCGTCACACAAATTATCCTTCTCGGCTCTTTCTACCCATTCGTTTTCGTAATTCTTCTGACATACATCGCACCAACATTCACATACACTATCGCACGATGAGCTATGGGGATGCTTACAGAGCAATTCTTCCATTCTTTTTGAATACATACCGAGTTGCTTAGACCGCCCCACCCTAAAAGGCATTCGATGCCAAGCTAGGAAAATCATGCGGATATACACAGTTTCGCTCCGTTCGGAAGGCCTGTTTCAACTCGGGCGACAAATTCATACTCCCATCCTCATTCAAGAGCTTGTGCCTTTTGGCATATTCCTTTAAAGATGTATATACATTCGCCAGAGATGTCATACCATCCTTATTGAGCCACGGCTGTCCGAAGAAGTTATTGTATTCTTCCGTGGGTTTCCGCTTTGTAGTATCCAACTCAATCGCTTGAAAGGGATTCGCCGCGACAGGTTGCACATATATGCCGTTTTCTGAACAGAATTGCATAAGTTTAGAGAACTTATCGGGTGTCCCCACTTCTACGACCACTTTCACAGATTCATAGACTGGCGTTCTAGGTTCCATCTTGTAAAAAAGGAAATAGGCGCACCGGTGTCAATTTTTCATTAGAGTTTCTTCACTTTCGTTAACGTAGCCCCCCAGAACTTTTGAAATGCAGTCCCTTGCTGCTCTATTACATTATTCACAACAATGAGAGGATTCGTCGCGGACCTTTTCATCGCCCTCTCAATATCACTTCCATCTGCGTTCATACATGTGGCATATTTCAGGAATTTGGAAGAATCATTCATAATGTCTGGCGTAAAATCTGGAACATTCAACCAATCTTTCTGAACATTCCAAGGATACTCTGGATCTATAACGGAGAAATCCGCTAGTTTGGATGGAATCGTAATAGAGTCCCAGCCATTCGCTTTACGCTGCTGTTCTGTCATCTTTGTCGGATCCGTTTCCATTTCCCTACGCATACCTTCTTCCGCTTCCTTTCTCTCTCTTTCAATGGCCTCCTCCACAACATTCACAAGTGGTTTTGTTAGGCGAGTTCGAATCTGATTCCAACTCGCCCCATTTGTTGCTGGAGGCATCGGTCCAAGAGTAGGGAATAATGTCGCCGAATCCATATCTTCTGCAGTTAGAACAATATCTTCTGGCTTCATTTCAGCTCTCTTCGAAGGAGGAATGTAGATACTACGCTTCAATAGAGGCGGACCCACTCCATCTTTCGACGTTGTCGGCGTAAACTTGATAGGCTGTAGTTGTATTCCTTCACACGGCTTTAACATTTTGGGCGTAAAAAATAGGCGACACACGCCCTCCCTCAATTTTTACTCAGCCTTTTCACGGAGTCTTTGTAAACTACGCCGCAAATGAGCCTTCTGTGGTGATTCTACACGAATCCATCCTTCATCATCCTCAAGCTCTCTTCGCGGTTTCTGGACCACCCTTTCCTGTTTCTCGGAGGATATTCCTGGATTCGCTCCAGGAGTCCTATAGTTCAGTTTGAAGACGCCACCTACCACTGGAGTAACATTATCAAGATGTAGTAGCTGATAGTGGGGCTCATGGATTCCATACATATCTTTACAAGTATCGGCAGATAGAATACGACTATTTATAGGCACCTTCATCGTGGACTACCTACAAGTTGGAGGTCCCACGCAATCAATTTTTGAAGCGGCTGTATCATCGCATTCCACGGAATGCCTCTACTCCAGAATTAGGGACCTTTGCTAGCATCTCTCTATACCTTTTCTGAGTTGTTAACATTTTTACAGGGTGATATAGATGATTTGGATCAATCTCCTCATCGCGCCAGTCATGTCTCCAAATAATCGCAGATAATTCTTCAGGCATAGCTAACTCCATATTTTTTTCATGAACGATCGTATTGAACATAATCTCAATAAAATAAAGACGGCCATGGTTCCTCACCACGTTCGCTATTTCATTTAAAACCTTTCTGGAGACTCTTGTTGCACAAACTAAGCTCCTATAGAGTGGTTGTGATGTAAGTTCTTCTGCGTCAAACCACCATTCAAAATCAGGATCCTCTTCTTGCCTCACGTTCTGTTTAGCAATCAAATCGGCAGTAGGATATTTCGCATCCAAATCCGTTAGAATACTTACACGTGGAATGAATACATCTTCTTCTATAAACCAGACATGAGAGGGACTCATATTTTTTACGTTAAAATAATAAAGTGCCTTGTCCCAGGCAGAAGGAATCTTTCCTATAGCTATGTTTGATTTCGTATAGTGGGCCTCTAGAACTTCTTCATCGCTAATCTTAATAAATGTCATAGAGGGCTCTTCGGGTGTATGACAGTATATATCATCGCATACAATATACACCTTATAACTTTTTGCCATCTTTTTAGCAAAGTTGATAACAATCTCGGTTGGGCATACACAGAGAAGAGCGATTACGATGTTTGAGTTATTTTGAAAGGGTTCTGTGTGGGCTGTTCTTAAATACAGAACTGCAAATATAAATAAGAAAAATAATATATAGAACTTCATTTTATTACTCTAGTAACTCTATTTCTGGGGCGCATAATATATCTGGACTACTGAGTGAAGTAGCTAGCGGAACTTTGACCATACAAGAATCCTTGGGTAATTTTATAGAAAGAGTTTCTTTCGGTACAGGAGGACTCCAGACAACAACTACCTTTGTTTCGTTTGCAAGAATGAGCCAATCCACCAACTTCAGCACCCTCCCTCTGCACACACCTTCTGTGACAATGACATTTCCATCCGTCACAACAGTAGCTCTTTGCCCCCCACTGTGGTGAGATAACAATGTTCTGGGCGGATATGACATTCTGATACAAAAAAAGGGGTTATAAGGGCGTCAATTTTCACTTTAGCCGGTGTAAGGAACCTCTGTAGAGAATACTGAATACAGGCGCGCCCTGGATACCCATTTCCGCAAAACTATTATAGACTGTTCCATCAGATCCTACTATACACTCGCGCATATAGTAGTAGGCTATTTCATAGGGTGTGCCGTTTCTCTCCACAAAGAGACTTGTCGATCCAAGACGCTTATATACCACTGGTTCCTCCGCCGCCTGTTTGGCTCCTATACGCTTGGCGCGGGCTTCCAACCGTTTCCTTGCCCTTGTCGCCTTGTTTTTCTTCTCGACATATTGCTGCATATCGAGACCGGGATTTTCTTGCGCGTATACAATCCTTTCATCGTAGAACTTTTCATATTCTTTCAAGGTGCGTATCTGCAACTCTACAGATGGACATTTCCAAAGACGTACGCTAATCTTGAAAAGCTGCTGTAGATATTTAACTTTCTGCGGATCCGTCCGATTGTCAAGCAAAGCCATACTCAAGCGCTTCTGAAAGACTGTTCGCTTGTCTGGCTCATACGCAGTCAGCATGCCACTGGGAGAAAGAGTTTGCGCCCAGGCATCATAGTCTGAATAGTATTTGCGCTCACATCTCACAATGCCTTTGTCGGCAGCCTTCACCTGGAGTATGCCTGTCGCCATCTGAATTGCCACACAGTAGTTATTCTCATCCAAGATCCACTTGAACTTTGTGCGTATGGGTATAGTAGGGGTGGCCTTCTTCTGCGAATACACAATGTTGTAAAGATCTTCCATTTGAGCTTTGGGGGGGGTGACGATATAGGTAGCGAGTATGAGTTCAATTTTTTCGTAAAAAATACCAGCGTCTGGTTATATCAATAATATCCTCTTAAGGGGTTCTTACTGTAATTATATCCGCGCCGTATCATCGCATTTCGGGGGTTATAGGTCTTACTATACCGAAGCATCTTTACCAGACGCGTATCGCGTGAAGCCTCCATCTTACTTGCCGAACAACCCATTGTGTATTGTATAACCGGTGGAATGCGGCACTCCAATTTTTACAGTGAAAAATAGGGCGCTACAGAGCCTCTCCCTATTCTTGTTTTTTGTCTTTTTTGTCTTTTTATCTACGCCTGTTGTGGCGGGGAGGGAGCTCAGATGCCAAAGCTGTCATGCGGCTCTGCGGCTGAGAAACCCTGGGCACTTCTGCAATGCCTGCCGGCTGCCAGAGGCGATTGGTCATCCACTCCTTGTGCCAGCCTGGCTCACCTGGGTGAAGGAAGGGGCACTTGTGAGGCATCAAGAGCTTGCCGCTCACAGGGCAGATGCGCTCGTGGGACCAGCACTCGGAGCTGACGTGCATCGTGGTAGGCTTGGCGCCACCCGTGTGCTTGTCGCCCACGCAGGAATACAGGCGGAGGCAGAGACGACCGTTCTTCTCCACTTGCTCATTCCTCTTGAGGTTGCGGCGAGCCTCTTGGGCGACCTTCTCCTCAATCTGCCTCTGCCTGTAGGCCTCCCTGCTACGAGCGTCCCTTTCCTCCGCCTCTGATCGGGTCCGCTCATACTCGGCCATCACGGCCTCCCACTCTGGATCATAGCCGTTCGGGTAGCACATGTCATACCAGCTCCCACCGCACGCAACATGGCAGAGTTGCTCTGCGATCTCGTGGCTGAAGATCTCCTTGGCGCTCTTGTAGACGGCACTCGCGCGGAACGTCTCTATCGGGCCAGGACCATCCGGAATACAGTCAGAGCACCCACACGAGCTAGAGTGCTGATACTCGGGTAGGCGGACAATGGGCGTCGTCATCAAGCCCCTCTCCAGCGTCCTCTGATACCTCTCCCGCGAGGCTCTCTCCTCCTCTTCTTCTGGGAAGTAGTTCTCCACCCAGAAAGGATTTCCCTCCTCCAGTCTGGCCAGCGCGTCCTCCTCTTCGAAAGGAGAGCACACAGGCCATGAATCACCCGTCTTCATAAATGCTACATCGTCAAACATTTCGTCTGTTTCCATATCACAAGATTGAATACAGACAGAAGAGGGATCCACTCGTTCAATTTTTTTGGTGTGGGATTGAGAACCCTGGTTAAGAAGACTAAGATACAGCTTATAGTTATCTGCGGAACTTTCGGTAAAATTGCTGGGAAGTCATTGGTATTTCAAGACAGGGATAACTCAGTCCACTGCCCCTACACGTAATTGCCTCGCCTGATTAAGCGTGCCCGTCACGTCGGTAAACATTTTCGGCCAAATGGGTTGCCCCATGACCAGGTATGTTCTCTCTCATCGAACCCTAGTTAGCTAGTAAAGATCGCGCGCGTTCACCACTTTCATGGTTACTTCAGCCGCAGTTACAATAGCCCACCCATGTGCCTTAGGATATGCATAGCAGTCCGTCCGATCGCCACAGGAATTGGATGTAATAGAAGATGGTGTCAGAGCGCTCTGGGCTGGTAGAGCGCTCTGTCAGAGCCTCTGTCAGAGCTCTGGCCCCGCCTGGGGCGAGGTAATCAAAGGGACTAGGCATCTGGGCGTTCAATTTTTTCCAGAAATTGAAAGAGGCCGAAAAAATACAAGAAGGGCCTATCGCATACCCCCCCTTTTTTATAGATCTATCAATTTCTGGATAAAATTGAACGGGGGGGTTCTACAAGCCATGTTCTGCCTCCAGAGCTCTGGGGGGACGGACGTGGCAGAAAGGGTCGGCCACGACGAGAGAGTAGCGGGGAAGGGGCTATTCTCGCCAGAGCTCGCCAGAGCGCTCTGGCACACGGACGTGGCATAACGGGTCGGCCACGACGATAAGAATAGCGGGGAAGGGGCTATCTTATACAGAGCTCTTCCAGAGCGCTCTGAAGAAAATGGGCATACCATATCGTGAGTAGAGTTCACTCTGCCGAGATCTGGAGGCCAAGGGGTATATTTACACCCGAGCGACAGCACGCCTTAGCAGCTCTGTTGTGCGACGTCACGGCTATATGAGGGGTGAATCGGCAGCTTCTTACTCAAGAGCTGGGCCTTCTTAACAGGCATTCCGGAGGTGACGAGCGGTTCTGCGAGGTAGGGGCAGCACCAAAAAAGAACGATGGACATTTTTTCGTTCTGTTCACAGAGGGGAACCATCTTACCAAGATGCCAAGAGCCTTGTGTGGAATAAAAAACCCAATGAAAAAATTGAATCGTCATTGCCCCCCTTTTTTATCACACCCCCAGTCTGAAATGAATACCACCGAGATACTCTATATACTCTCCCAGATGAAGAGCCAGCTTTCCCAGATGAATGACCAGATTTCCCATGTCGAGGCAATGCATGGAAAGAAGCCAACAGTTCCTAAAGAGGATAGGCCCAAGCGTGAGATGTCGGCAGGCATGAAAGCCTGGCACGAGTTCAATAAGCGTCTGGATGCTCTTCTTGTCGAGAAGAGCGTCCAATTCAAGCGTGTCGCAGAGGCCAAGCAATTCGCCTCTCACTTGAAGAAGCTCAAGACTGACTGGACAGATGACGAGATTCTTGAGCAGCGCGGAACCTGGGAGCCCCCACCCACGGAGACAAAGGTCACCGAGCTACCCAGTGACGCAGAGGATGCTCCAAAGAAGGCCGGTCGCCCCAAGATGACCGACGAGGAAAAGGCGGCTGCAAAGGCAGCACGTGAGGTCAAGAAGAGCGAAGAGGCTGCGACCCCTATAAAAAAGTCATCCAAGCTGGGTAGCGCGCCTGGCGCTCCGAAGAAGGGACTCAAAGTCGCTTGGGAAGAAACCGCAGAAGTTGCGCGGAATCTCATGAAAGAGGCAGATGAGCTACTCTCTGAATAAAATTGATTGGACGCTCCATGTCGTCGAGGCATATATTCATGGACTATACACCTCGTAAGAAAAAGAGCGACAAGGCAAAAGAGAAATATGACCGCAACGGCGGCTTCTCTCAGAAGCACGTGCGGATAACAGAAGCAATAAAAGAAAGAAAAAATACCCAAATACAAAAATAGCCAGAAGCCAGCAACGGCTTTTTTCATTGGGGGTAAAATTGAAGTCACCAATTCCTAGGACGGTATACACCCCCACATCTATCATGGATCTCAAATCTACCATGCGCCTTATAGTAGAGTTTCTCACAGATGATAAAGAAGAAATACTACCTCTCACTACTCCCACTACACCCCTAAGAGAAGTCCTCGTTGTCCCATACAATCCTCATCGCCCAGACTTTTACAGCCATCACGGTGCTTTGGCACCATATCTCTACGACAGATAGAAATAGCAAACAGGGCTATACGATCCATGGTAGAAGCTTTTTCAGAACTATACCATTGGGTTTAGACTTTATATTTCTTTTTCCTCGTCTCCGTTTTTAGTTTTATAATTTTTTTCGGCTGTTCATCACGCACGATAGACGTTACACGAATACCCTCCTTAGTAGAGACCGAAGGGTTCACGTATAGATGAGAAAGATTATCTGGTATCTTACAAATTGGACACCCTGACGGCTTATGTTGCGATGTATTTGAATCTACCATGGTTGACTGCGAATTCAATACCTTTTCTTTCTGAAAAAACTCAACATGCATGTCGGGGTGATACACAAGAAGCGTATCATTCAATATAGATACATTCCCCATATAGTGGTCAATGTGGCTTTCAATAGGGAATGCATCTGCGAGCAATCGTAACGCAGCCTCCCTCGTTAAAAGATACGCATGAGATGCCGTGAACTTATATACTTGATACCACGGTTTCGCATCATACTCTTTATAGACTAAATTAGGCTTATAGCAACCTAATATCCATATACCCCAGTTCTTAGGAAGTGTAGGAATCAACTTGTTTATATTCTCCAAGGTAGATTCTGTTAGTATCGCATCATCCTCCATAATGAAACAATACCTACTCCCCGTTTGAATGAATTTTTTCCATGCATCAATGTGGCTCAGAGAACAACCAACCGCACCAAGAGTAGCTACCTCATAATGACTTCGCCGATAATTTCTGAAAATGTTCAGCCTTGTCCCCACAGATATACGTTTATCTTTCTTATATTTAAGCTTCTTCCCATTTATCCCCCTCACATGTCGTATATTTTTGAGTGTGTGAACTGCCGGTTGTTGTGTAAATCGTCTCCAACGATCCGGGCGTTCCTTCATATTTATGACATATGTAGGAACATTAAAAATATTTAGTTTTTTTCTTGTGGTCCCCCGCCCCATACTAATACCCTTTCATATTTTATTTACTAGCGCATATAATATGAAAATGCAATGCCGTGAATGTATCAAACATATTCGTTCTGCCCCTTCGTGTAATCACATTTGATACTTCACGGTACATTCTTTTTCTTATAGGCAGAACCCTTTGCCTTTTGCTGTAAGCCGGTTTGATATATTTTAATCGCCGCCTCCTGCGTCAATGTTTTCGGATCAACGCCGGCTGGAATATTTACGAATTTTCGTGACTTTCCCACAAGATCTTTCTTGAACATGAACATTCCATAGGGGCCTGTTCTGAACTCAAAGGGGCCAAGAGTATGGACTGCGGCATTCGCCTTTGCTCCCAGCTTTGTTCGGATCGTATCTTCCGTATCATCATTGGCGAATGGAACATTCACCCCATTACATGAGACGTAAGAGCCGAAAGGACCCGATTTCTTCACCATAGGATGTCCGTTGTATTCGCCAAAGCTTGTAACGGCCTTTGACGCGATAAATGTGGCAACATCCTCTTCCGTTATCTCGTGAAAGCTACAACTTCCTGGCCAACCGTAGAATACGGTATCATCCTTGTTTGGAGCCTCCTTCAAAAGCAGGGGGCCCTTTTTACTTTGTACCGCCTTGATTCCCCCCGCAAACAGTCTCTCACGCACCGCGGCAGGGGCCGTAGTAGAACTCCCACCCTTCAAGGACGTATAGGTTTCTTTATAAGAATCCCATGTGTACCTACACAAGTCTTTCCAGGGCTCCTCTCCCTCCGAGACAGAATCGAGACGCTGCTCCATTTTCTTCGTAAAGTCATAATCAAACAGATTCCCAAATTCCCGGAGGCAGAATTCCAAGACGGATAATCCAAGAGCTGTAGGGGCGAGTTTCTGCTTTTCCGCTCCCACCTTTTTTGTATGCGACTCCGATGTGGGTGGCCACTGACTTGGAATCATTCGCAGTGTTTTTACTACCACTTCACGCGCAGGCGTATCGCGTTTTTCCGCATATCCCTTGTCCAAGACAGTGCTAACAAGCGCGGCAAACGTGCTCGGACGACCAATCCCCTTTCGCTCTAATTCGCGCACCAACGTTGCCTCTGTAAAACGCCCAACCGGTTTCGTTTCATGCGGCCAACTCTCCAAGACAGACCAATGAAGCCGAGTCCCTTCTACAATCTTTTCCGCCGCCTTCCATGTCTCTGCATTCTCTGCCGCCTCTTCTCCCCCCTCATCCAAATCCGCAGCCGCAAATCCAATCTTCCGCCACCCAAGAAACAATTGCCGCTTCCAAACTGCCTTCCACAAGAATTCCATAGGATCCCCGGTGGCAACCAACTCCACCGTCCTCTGCTCCCCTCTCGCCGCCGCCATCACACTTTGCACCGCCCTCCCCCATATCAGTTTGTAAAGCTTTCTGTCCTGCGCCGACCAATCCTCATCCCCCGGAAGTTCCGTCCGCTCCATATGCGTCGGTCGGATGGCTTCATGAGCTTCCTGCGCCTTGACATCCTGGGTGGATTTCGTCTTGGATTTCACCGGCTTTCCTCCGGCGACATATTCCTCCCCAAATGTTGTGCGAACCCAGGACTCTGCGGAGACCCGTGCTTCTTCCGAAAGCGTGGCCGAATCTGTGCGCATATAGGTTATATGCCCTGCCTCATAGAGGCGTTGGGCAATTTGCATACTCCTCTTCGGCGGTAGGCTCATTGTAGCAGAAGCTTCCTGTTGCAATGTGCTTGTGATAAGGGGCTTGGGAGGCTGTTCCGTAGTAGGCCTGGTATGCGCCTCTTTTACAATACCTTCCGTCTCGGCGTGAATATTCTCTAAATAATTCGTGGCAGACTCTTCATCCTCCAAAGGCACTTCCATGTGAGCTTCAAAGCCATTCCACGTGCCCTTTATTTTCCATTCGGTGCTGGCCGTAAATTCTCGGATGGCAGTTTCTTGATCCGCTAAAATGCGCAGAGCAGGAGTTTGACATCTTCCCGCCGAGAGGGCGTGTCCCACATATTTCCATAAGAGGGGTGAGATTGTAAAACCAACCATCATATCCAAGACAGCTCTTGCCTGTTGGGCTTCTACCCGCGCCATGTTTAGACGTCTCGGATTTGCTACAGCAGCCTTTACAGCAGCCTCTGTGATTTCATGAAACACGGCACGCGGTGTCGTGGCCGCATTCAACTTCAAGAGAGTTAGGACCGAATAGGCAATGGCCTCGCCCTCTCTATCATCGTCCGAGGCCAAATATATATGGGTAGCCTTTGCGGCTGCCTCTTTTATTTGTGCTATCGCCTTTGCCTTTTCCTTGATCCATTGGAAACGTGGATCAAAATCACGATCTAACCCTACAGCACCCAGATCCTCTTCCAAAGATCGTATATGACCCATGGTAGCTATCACACGCCATCCTGGACCCAAGAATCCCTGTATTTTCTGGCATTTCGCAGGGGATTCTACGATAAGAAGAGAGCTCATTGTTATTTACTATATAGGGCCTGGCAAAACGCAATTTTACCGCCCTGCTTAAAATATACACGATCTTCTATATAGGAATATGAGTAATACAACCCCACAGCCATGTCGCATTGTAGACGAAGGAGAGCCTGCGTGGAGAGTAGATAGCGAAGCAAATCGTATCAATCGCCTATTTAACTCGGGGTCCAAAGCGGGTTCTTTCCCCACAGCTTTTCAATCAAAACCCCATAGACATATTAGCGGACTGCGATATGCGCACCCAGTCGATCTATCGGGTTCTTTGATTCGCAGACTTAGACGCTGATCTAAATAACGGCAGATAGTATAGGTGGGATGCAAGATCTTCCTTGTTTTTGTATAAACTTGGACGAACGCCCGGAAAAATGGGCGGCAACAGAGGCTGCTTTTCAAAATACGGGTATTGTTCCGAAGCGATTTCCAGCTATACGTCATAGAGAGGGCTGGCGTGGATGCGGCGCCTCGCATGTAGCTGTTGCCCGAGAAGCTTTGCGCCGAGGGCTTCCCTGGATTCTTGTGATTGAAGATGATTGCCTACCTGTAAAGGATTTCACAGAAAGATGGCCCGTCGTGAAAGAGGCTCTCTGGAAAGAACGCGGATCATGGGATATTTTTCTCGGCGGACCCACCTCGGTGGAAGGACCTATAGACACAATAGGAAAGCATCTCATACAAATACATACAGGATACGCTCTTCATTTCTATGTTCTCCATGCTACAGCCTATGAAAGGGCTCTAGGCTGGAATCCGGATAGACATGGACCTATTGACGTTTATTATTCAAATGAGTTCCGCATGGTAACTACGTCACCCTTACTCGCAATTCAGCGACCTTCCGAGTCAGATATACAAGGATTTTCCACAGATTACACTGAATTGTTCGTAGAATCCATGAATAAAATAGACAAACTATCCTATTCCCTACGAACCCGCAATGGATCTATTGGTATATTTATAGTGAGTTGTATTATACTTGTAGGTATATGGTTCAAGAAGTTGTAAGTTTAATATGCAAACATCATTCCACCACGCCCGCCATACACACGAAATATGTTATACGTTTCTGCCCACGCATAAATTAGGTATCTCGGCACATTATATGTGGTGGTATATCCAGCCAAAGGGGCCAATCCCACTTTCAGATTAATATTTACAATCTTGTCTAAATTGCCCTCGCCACAGGGTTGGCTTGGCGGGAGAAATCCAGATTGTAGTGCAAACGGCAGATTGTAATAATATCTATGAACCCATGGCGTCTTTTTAATAGGAATGAGGGAGCGAAATACCGAAGGCGTTGTAGTGCTGTATCTATACAGCTTACCCTCGTAAATGAAATCAATAGCACTCACCGGTTCTGAATTCCGATTTACAAACCCTGGAACAAGTTGTTTATATACACGTGTATCTATATTACTCGCATTGGGCCACCAAGGTGTCGTCGTGCCTGCCCCAGAAAGATCTCTTGTGGCCAAAAAGGGGGCATTGTAAAAGGGCGCTTCATACCGCTGTAAATAGAAAAATAGGTTGCGCGTGGGATTGGGAATTTTCAAATAACAATTGGCGGAATCTCCCCCCTTTGTATCTACCGGCTCAAATGCGTAATGCTGTAAGACAGGAACTTGAATATCCGCCAAGCGAAATCGATTGGCTTCAGGGGCGTCCAGATATATGTATTCGGCCATAATATAGGTATCTCCAAGAACTTGAAGGCTTTGGCTCGTCGGCATTGTAATCTTCGGGATTGGCGATACTCTCGTGGATTGGGTTGGATTCCCTTGGAGGCCGGCCACAAGAGTTCCCAAAGGATCATTGTAATAAAAGGGAGAATCTGCAATAGGAAAATAGGCTTCTCCACCCACTGGAGGGCTATTAATATCGCTCGTAGACATCTGCGCCGTGCTTGTATAGATTGTGCTCGCTGTCCGAAACTGAATACTTAATTTCACGGGATCGGCCTGAAGCGCGTCAATAGGTAGAAAGGTTCCTGCGTCTCCACATGAAAACCAAAAGGGGAGAGGCGTTGTAGCTACGGTTGCGCTTGTAGAGCCGAATTGACCGGGTGTAAAGTTGGAGGAATTCCGTGGAAGTAGCTTGTCCATGATACTCACTTTCTCCAGAGGCGTATAAAACTCATCTAGGACTTCTAAGAGCCTACCGTCAATCTGTTCTACACGAGAACCACCGATATCTATAGTGGCTGATTGAAGTAGGGCATGTCCCACCGAATTTGTCCAACCGAATGTAGGCCCCGCCAAGGTTTTTCCATTTGCCGCGCACCAATTTCTTGCTGCTACTTGCGGTGTTGCGATATCGGGCATTGTTGTTACAAGATACAGTCGCGAAATAAGATGCCCCTTTCTTGGAAGAGTAATAACAGAAGTATTTCCAAGTGTCGGGAGCTTGTCAAAATCTAGACGAACCCATTGCGTAGAGAATCTTCCTGCGCGGATAATCGCTTTCACAAAGAAACGAATATTCGGCTTCCCTTTTTGACAGAGGAATCTAGAATCCTGGATTCCTCCGTAAATAACTCGCAGTAGGGACGCTACCATCTTCTTACAAGAGAGATGGAATGCTTAGACCGCTACTCCAGGCAGGCGGATTTGTAAAATTCAAGTGTGCCGAAGCTAGAGCTACAAAGATTCTTCTACTAGAACAGGAAGATGTCTGAGACAACAGGCGGTGAAATAGAAAAGTGTATTCATCAAATATGGCTTGGAAAAAACGCACCTCCTACGGAGTGGATGGATACTGTTACCGAATTTGCCAAGAAATACGGCTACGAATATAAGCTATGGACCGAAAAAAATGTAGATAGTCTTGATTGGGATTCTATACCAGGCCTACGGCGAGAATACGGGAAATTCCGAAAAGAAATGGCCGGTCGTGCAGATATTATCCGCCTTCTCGCCCTTTACAAGTTTGGAGGGATCTATATTGATGCCGATTCGGTAATTATGAAACCCTTGAAATTTTCCAAATTTCTGGAAAAGAACAAGGCCGCCGTATTTTTCGGGTGGGAAACAATTTCCAAAGCGGATAGCAAGAAATTGGGAGATTTTGGTCCAGAAATACGCGGGACAAAACGCCTTGTCGCAAATGGACTGATTGGCGCAAAAGCAGGCCATGCATTTATTGAAAAGCTTTTAAACGGTATTGTGTCAAATGCAGAAAGAGAAGCAGAGGGGCACGCTTGGAAACGCGTCGGACCTTTGTATGTCTCGCGGGTGTATTTTACATCAAAGGATTCATTTCCAGATGTACATATATATCCTATGAAGTATTTTTACCCGATGCATTGGAGAGGGATTCAAGATCCCAAGCTACATGAAAAGGTAAAAATTCCCGCTGAATCCATGTTGTTTCAGTATGGATACAGCACGAATAGTTTTCAAGATTATTTTAACGATCGCCGTAGGACTAGACGTAAGCGTTAGCGTTAGCCCGATTTCTGGCAGCATTGTTTTGTATAGGCTTTCTGCTTCCTACTGGGTTCAGGAAGAAGGCATAGAATGGATAATACAGATAAGAAAAGAAGGAGTTTAATACGGCATATCCAAAAGCTACACCTGTTGAATTTCCAATATATAAGTTATATGTATAAGAAAGGCGTGCAGCTCCTAATGCGAAAATAAGGGAGATTACAACTATTACGATAATTACTGTATTATTTATTTTTGGTTCCTCGGGTGAACTTCCCACAAATCCCTGTCGCCCTGATATAGCTGCTGTGATGTTTGTTAGATAATTCTTATTTACACTCATATATATAGGATTTTGAAATTAATCGTCAAACATTGGGTTCGCTAATCCATTCTCAAAGCGAAGCCAGTTCAGCCCTATACAAAACACTTTCACTTCCCAATTCCCGTCTAAGACCCCTCCAGGGGATTTGACATCCAAAATAAGACGCAGAGAATTCACTCTACTTGCGTTGAAACTACCTGTAGGCTGATGTTCTCCCGGAGTTCGTGCGAATGGGTAGCCATACACAAAGTTAGAATATGCTATATATCCTCCTTTATGACTTGATGCGATGAGTTCGCGGTAATACTGTTCATCCGCATCGCAGATGCTTACACCATTTGCCTGTACTATTGCATTTTGTAAAAGCGGCTGTTCAGCTTTGCGCGGATTCCACTCAGCTTCCAAAACAGAGGTGTAATTCGTCCAGCCATTGTTGTCGCGCACCCCACGTCGCCGCACAAACCAGATAATTTCTTCCAACGGATGATTTGCCTCTAGAGGTAGTTGTATGCGAATTACATCGGAACGTTTTCCAATCGCATATTTGAGTGGTTCTTCAAAATAGAATGTTTGAACCTCTCTATGAAGAATCTCAAAAGGGGTGTGAAGCATTCGCTGCCGAAAGGGCCCATTCACTATGGCACCTTGGGTGAGAAGCTGGACAAATCGAAAATCTGGGGGGTTTGCAGCAGTATTTGCTATCAAGGGTGTAGCGCCTTGATGAAATGGAATGGCTATCGACAAGGGCGTAGATGTACAAGAATCGCGATATCCGCGAAGCTGGCGCACACATTCTTCAAACGGGCGCAATGTAATATGAATCTTCACGAGACCTTCACGTATAGCAATCATAGGGAGAGCTGCTTGGCGATGGGAACGCATGAAAAAAAAGGGTAAGAGGCAATTCAATGTCCCGCCCTCCGTAGGATATTCACGCGGGGCCTGTTCTGCCACGAGACTCGCCAAAGGAATTCGCCCAATATGATCATATGCGACACCAAATTGTTCATTAAAATCGGCATAAAGAAGATTAAATACGTTTATAAAATCCCCGTCAATCGTTTCAATGG